CGTCATTAGCAGCAGGAGATTGATGTGAGCAGAATTCGAAAGAGTCCCCGCTCGTATGGAGGGCAGCTAATCGGCCGCACCCGGCTCGCCGGTGTGTGGTCTGATCAGTTTGTCCCCCTACAGACGGGATATTCGACTTGTATCGATTCTACTCATCCCGGTCCTCCTTATCGAAGTGGAGGAAATCTGTTCATTGAACGGAAATCCGTCGACTATCGATATTCAGTCCACAACTACGCATCACAGTCGGCGCTTTTAGCGCCGGCTATGGACACGGTGTGTTACTGTCCAGCTTACATACCTGTACCCGCTCCGTCTTGGAGAGATCCAAGTCAGTGGGGTGCGATTGGTTGGAACCGTACTGTTCCTACAGCTCCCGTTTTAAGTCTCGGGAACTTTATCGTAGAACTTAAGGATATCCCTCATATGCTTGCGCAGACGAGGGATCTCGCAAAAAGTCTCGGTAAAGACGGTTTTCGCAATCCTGGTGGACATTATCTTAACTACCAGTTTGGTTGGAAGCTCTTTGTTCAGGACCTAATGAACATCTTAGATGTTCAGCAGGCTCTGGACAAGAAAATCCGCCAACTCAGGAGAGATAATGGTAAGCCGGTGCGGCGCGCTTGTTCTCTAGGGGTTGAAGATACTCAGAGTCATATTTCTACGACTCTTCGTAATACCTCAATCCTCGGACCAAGCGTCGCTTCCAATGTTAGGCTAACAAAAGAATCCGTGGACACGGTAACCTTACGATATCGCAGAAATCTGTGGTATGCTGCAAGGTACCGGTATTGGATTCCAGAGTTGGCCAACCCTCGATCAGATCTTCGTCCTTTAAAGGCGAAGCTCCTTGGCCTTGTCCCGGATCCTGGCAATGTTTACAATGCCATCCCTTGGACTTGGTTGATCGATTGGTTCACTAATGTAGGCTCAGTTTTGGAGAATGTAGCGAACAACATGGAGTTCCATGTCATTGCTGACTATGCGTACGTCATGGCTCATGAGAGCTATGAATACACACGTCGTGCTAATGGCTGGTACGCTATGGGTTCGTTCGTCTCCTCGCCGACAACTACTGTGAACCTGTGGGCATCCACCGTAACTCGTTACGAGTGGAAGACTAGGACCGGTGCGAATCCTTACGGGTTCGGCGTATCTGATTCATCCCTTACGGGATATCAGTGGTCCATCCTTGCTGCGCTCGGGCTTTCTAGGTTGAGATAACCTCAGCCGGGCCCCAACAAGAAAGGACTGACATGTTCAGCGACCCTACCTCCATCACCGATGGAGTTGTCCTTGCCCCTTCTGGGGGCACGGCGAAGTCCTGTGCTCGGATTCGTACTGATGGATATGCATCGGAGTATGCGACGTCCGACGGCCTCTACAAGCTGAAAATCACGCACACGCGTGGTTCTCGAACTCGTACTGAGGTTCGTGGTGACATCGTATCTACGTATACAGATCCTAATACGGGTCTTGCATCGGAGATCACCACCTCGGCCTATGTCGTGATCAATCGTCCTTTGGCTGGGTTTACTAATACCCAGATCAAGGGCGTGTTGTTCGCGATTTGTGGCTTCGCTGGTGTCACTGCTAATGCCGACAAACTTCTTGCGCTCGAATCTTAAGCGCATTGTCGGCATTGCGGTCCTTGTGGTCGCAATGCTTATCTCGTTCGACAGAGACTCTGAGGATTGGCAATGCCAAGACTCTAAGCTCTGCCGAATTGCAATCGTACTCATAGGGTAACCTGTTGGTACGATTGAGATAGGCAACATGATCAGGCAGGATTAGCTAGCCCCTTACGGAGCAACTATGAAAAGCCTGACTATCCTTCGCTTACTACTGCAGGATGCATCAGTATCTACTGGTGCTAACGTGACCAGAGATTTCAATTACTTGAAATCTCGGCTCAAACACGAAGGTGAATCGTTTTTAACAATTTGCCTTCCTTCTTTCGGCTCTGGACTCTTAGCGAGTCTCGAGTGCGGAAGAATCGTGTCTTCATCATTTACAGCATTCCGTCGAAAGACGAAAGGCGGTAAGGTGATGGCCGTCCCATGCTTTCTGCATGGTTTGGTTACACGTGTGTTTGATGAGTGGACAGGCGATCTTCGCAGCGATGCGAATATCGACGCCATATTCTTCATATGGCAGATCTGCTGTCTCTATAAGAAACAGAAACTACCGTGTTCCGAAGAAAGGGAACAAGATGCTTTCCGCGCTTACATTGACGCAGACCTGTCACTCAGAAAGAAAAGACTACCAGTCGACTTGTACTTTCAGACCATATGTCGGCGTGTCGTGGGCGAACTTGCCTCCGCATATCCAGGTTCATTTCCTGAATACACGGACGGCGAGCACACTCGCAGCACTGATGTGCGGTCTGATCGAACCGGACTATCTATGGGAGAACTTCTCCCAAAACATGGACCCGGTTCAACTGCAGATGGATTTCTGAGGAATCAGAAATTCACTGTTCGCGACTGGTATAGCAGATGGGATGGTGTTTTCTCCTGGGAAGAGTTATACGGTTTTCAAACCGTTCACCAGGTAGACAACACTGCTTCTATTCTTCCTAGACAGGAATTGCCTGTGAAAGTAATTTCTGTCCCGAAGACTATGAAGACCCCGCGAATCATATCAGTGGAGCCTACTGCCATGCAGTTCGCACAGCAGTTGGTTTCGCGTCGTCTGATTCACGCCATATCGATGTCGTCCTTTTCACAGCAGATCGACATTAGTCGTCAAAAGACTAATGCCGATCTTGCTCTCGCCGGTTCTCTTACTGGCGATTGGGCGACTATCGACTTATCTGAAGCGAGTGATCGCATCTCCGCACGTCTTGTACGGGATGTGTTCAAAACCGCCCCCAAAATCGCTAAGCAGCTCTTTTCCACTCGGACTAGAGTTGCACGATTCGGTGACGGAACTGAGCTAATCTTAGCTAAGTTCGCTTCAATGGGCTCGGCCTGTACCTTTCCTGTCG